GTAAACATTAATACCGGTGTCTGGGGCACGAGTGTGGTGCTGGAACGGCTGAACTAAGTCAAAATAAGTGCCTTCACGCTCCGAAAAGCGGTCTTGACCGTTAAGCTGTAATTTGGCAACTACAACTGGATTTTCACCCCAGCAATGCATGTCTAACGCAGTTTCAGCTAGAACAAAGGTGCCAGCATCGGATACACCCGAGTCATCATTATTATTTGGTCCCGTAGGACCGTTTGCATTACTTCCCGATAGCGCACCTACCACAGCACCGCCAGAAATTGGACCAATTACTGTTGCTACACCAGTCTGGCTAGTGAAAGTGGTTGCTGTACCTGGTTGACCAGTGGCTGGTAAAAGTTGATTTGCCCACATGTCTTCAAATGCACCAGAAGCATTAATAAATCCATTTGTGCCGCTAATATTTGTTCTTGAACCAAACGCATGAACCGCATTTGGTAGAGCGTCTAACGCATCAGTGTAATTGAATGGTTGAGCTCCTAATAATGTATTTAGAGCCGAACCAGCAACTAATGACGCACAATAATCAACATTGGCATCTGGCTGAACAACCCAGATTAGTTCTTTGCATGGATGATTTAAATTCAATTTAATTTTATTGGACGATGAACCAACCGACTCATCACCAGTGAACTGAAGTTGTTCAATTAAATATTCATGTGGATTTTGCGCCATGCGTCTGCGCTCATCTGTATCTAAGAAAATGTAATCAACAAATAGCGAGGCAGCAGCTAACGATTGTTTATACGCATTGTTAACTTTCGCGCCTTGTCCGTCTAAACTGGTTACCGCCCACAAGCACTCTTCAATGTTACGAATGTCTAAGTTGATTTTAACTTCGTGATATTGTAGCGCAATTAAAGGTAGAGCTAAACCGGGATTACGGCAATACCAGAATTGTAGTGGAATGTATAAAGTGGTTTCTGGTAGAGCTTTGCGTGGAGCGCAAACTTGGCGCACACCATCAGCAGAGCAAGGACCATCAACCGCAGCGAATGTAGGGTCGCATACATATGTTAATTGAGTTGTATTACCAATCATCTTGTAATAACCCCGCTCTTGTTCCTTGGATAATGTGAGCTGATTCCAAATGTGCATCCAGTCACCATATTGACGGTCAATGCGCTGACCACCAATTTCAACTTCAACTTGCGAAATTAGCTGCTCGCCAGGGAAATCTAACCATCTAGCATATACATTGTCTTTGGGGTCAGATAATGATTGACCAATTTCAGGAAGAGTTAACTGTAAATATGTACGATAGGCCAAATCACCGTTTCTTGAAATGGTGCAAGTAACACGGCGACCAAAATCCGCTTGTCCATTAAATGTTTGTTCAATAGACTCCATTGCGAAGTTGGTGTGACGTCTGTATGTAACTTTCCAGAAAGTAATTTGGGGATTTCCTGTCAAATAAACATCTTGTGCGCCATAGGCGACTAATTGCATTAAACCACCAGCCATTTTTTTATAATATTCCTAAAGAAAAAAAATTTTTATAATTAATTTAATTAATTAATTTAATTAATTAATTGTATTAATTATTTTATTATAAAAAGTTATAATAACTTTTATAACAATATTATAATAAACATTATAATATTATTATAATATAAGTAGCTATGAAAAAGGCAACTATTATTAAAACAACATTAGATAGTAAGCATAATGAAATAAGTAATTTATTTAAACAAAATGAGGAAGTAATTATTCCTAAATATTTAAAAAGTATAGAAAAATTAGAATCATTATTGCAAAATTCTAATAATAGCATAAAAAAACAAACAATTGTTGAAAATATTAAAAAATATAAAAATTTAATTCATTCTCTTGAGAAAAAAAAGAATGAGTATTATTTAAATAATTCAAAATACATATTTGACTATTTTGAAAATAAAAAAAATATTTCTACTAGTGATATATCATCAAATAATCAAAATAATCAAAATAATCAAAATAATCAAAATAATCAAAATAATCAAAATAATCAAAATAATCAAAATAAAAATGACATCATACACAAATTCTTTTCTACTTCACATAATGAAGACAATAATAACAATAATAACAATAATAACAATAATAACAATAATAATAACAATAACAATAATAATAGCACAAAAAATTCAATTGACAAATATTTTAACAATATTGATTATTTATATTTAAATTATGATAATTTTATTTATCCTTCTGATATTTGCAGTGTATGTAATAGAGGAGAAATGGTTTATGTAGAATCTGATGGCATCTCGGTTTGCAATAATTGCTCTAATATTATTAAAAATTTAATTGAAATTGACAAACCATCATATAAAGAACCACCTAAAGAAGTTTCTTTTTATGCTTATAAACGAATTAATCATTTAAAGGAAATATTGGCACAATTTCAGGCAAAAGAAAGCACAAATATTCCAGATGAAGTATTTGAAAATATTAAATATAAAATCAAAAAAGAACGCATTAGCATTCATGAGCTAACAAATAATAAAACAAAAGAAATTTTAAAGAATTTGGGTTATAATAAATATTATGAACACATACCATTTATTAAAGATAAATTAGGTATTAAACCACCAATAATGAGTTCCGAATTAGAAGAAACGTTATGTAATCTATTTATTGAATTGCAAAAACCATATTCAAAATATTGCCCTAAAGAGCGCGTTAATTTTTTGAATTATTATTATACACTTTATAAGTTATGCGAATTGTTAAATGAAACGCATTTTTTACCTTATTTTCCTATGTTAAAAGACAGAGAAAAACGTGTAGAACAAGACCAAATATGGAAAAAAATTTGTTTAGATTTGGGGTGGAACTTTATTCCTACACCATAGGTTTGTAATAGCAATAGCAATAGTTATTCATCAAATCCACTTGTACTTAATAGGTTAGAAAAAATATTTATTATATCTAAATAGTAATCTAATGATGCTGATATAAAATCTCCACCATAATCGCGTTGTAATATACTATTTGTGTCATATACAATGTAAACAGAAAATAACATTAACGAACATATTACTAATATTTTATAAAGAAAAGAAGATTGAATAATAAAAAACTGAACAATGCTTATAATCAGTAAAAATAACAAGGCAAAAAACAAAGTTAGACCAAACATATAACCTAATCTAATATTGCTTGCTATTAGTGCTACTCCAAACGCAAACATTGAAACAAAAATACTAAGTGTTCCTATATATGCTGTTTTAATTGTATTAGGATCATAGCGTGACTTTCTATATCCTAAAATTACTCCAAATGCACAAGAAAAGAGAGAAAATAAAATAAATTTTAACTCTGGTGGCATAGTAATAAGAGCTAAAATTAAAATTAATATAAAGGCAGTTATATATGCGGCAATAAGTTTAGGATTGAATGTTTTAGTATCTTCGTCTTTTTCTATATCAAAATTTTCACTTACATAATAAGTAATGTAAAGCTGAATTACTAAAGTTATTAAAATTAATGCAAAAAAACTCTTTTTTTCATATATTAACTTAAATAATTGCGTTATATCTGTTTTTTGCTTAATATTTCTATTTTTTTTTAGCACATTTGATTTGTTGAGAGCCATGCTTATATACTATTATAATATTTTATTATAATAGTTTATTATTATATTTTATTTTAATATTTTATTTTAATAGTTTATAATATTATAAAATGACTCGTTCAAAAAGATTTAGGAAAAGACAAACTCAACGCAAAACTAAAAGAATAATTGTTGGAGGTGGGAAGACCGGGAACGTGTCGCGTGCTAAAAAACCACGAACAGCACGAACAGCACGAAGATTTCCAAACATTGAAGCTGTGTTGCGAGCCGCCTTTCATCCGGTTTTGAATCGGCGTGCCGCTCCACCGCAACTCGTTAACGTCTTGGCCGCGCCGAGGCGCACAGCAGATCCCGCTTTATATTTGACCCCCTTTGTACATAATCCCTTTGTACCGAATCCCTCTGTACCGAATCCCCCTGTAGCTCCTTCTGACTCGGTTGTTTATAGAAATCACTTTGAAGCTCCTTCCGCCGGGGTTGCCCCTACTTCCTCCGTCGCCAACACGACAAGGAGTGCCGCTTCATATATGCACCCCTTTGCAGCTCCTTTTGACTCGGTTGTTTATAGACATCCCTATCCCGTTGTAGCTCCTGCCGCCTTGGTTGCCCCGGCTTTGAATCGGCGTTCCGCTCCACCTCCACACGATAACGTCTTGGCCGATCTCACAGAAAATACCGCTAAAATTTTAGCCGAATTAAAATCTTCAGCAGCTCCGCCGGCAAATGCTCTCCCTCTCCCCTTTTCAGGAGCCCCGTCGCCAAGTGCTCTCCCTCCGCCCCCGTCGAGATGGTTCAGAAAAAGAAAATAATAGATTTACAGTACATTATAATATAATCTTACTATATTATATTATAATATGGCAAAAACAAGATAAGTTGGAAAAAAGAGAAAGTTAGTTAAAAAACATAACTCAAGAAGATACGCAAAAGGCAAAAAAGACGAAATCTCTTTTTTACTTAAAACTATGTTAGATGACGTTCATACAAGAACATGTGGACAAGGATTTGTTGACCCAGGAAATCCATCACTTG